TAATGATCTCAGCGTCAATTATGATTGTGCCTGAAGCAGCAAACGGCGCAGTAGAAACTAACGTGATGGTTGTAACGCTGTTATTAATTGCGCCATTAAGCGTAGACGATACTGGAGACGGTGGGTTAATACCGCCCCAACCGCCAGCGCCCCAACCTACACTGACTGTAGAGGTGGCGGAGCCAGTTGTGATTTGGTACGCACCAACGGTAGCACCGCCGCCGCTGCCGCTATCAGAAGCATTTGCCGCAACGGTGGAAGTGATGGTGTAGACGTTGTTGCTGGTAACGGCCACTACTTGGTACTCTTTATTGAGCACGGCAGCGGTAATTGCCCCACCGAGACTGGCTGCGCCACTGTATGTAACAAAATCGTTAGCCTGCGCTCCGTGCGCGGCATCGGTAACTGTCAAGGTGGTTGAGCCATTGGTAGCGGCAAAAGTTACATCACCAGCAGCGGTAGTAACGCGGAGGGGGGTAACGTCGTAGAAAGTGCCGCCAGTGCTGCTTTGAATATAGAACTTGAGGTTTGTCCCAACCCCTAACAGGTTGTAGCTAGACAGCGTGATCCAGTTAAACAGAGACCGGCAGACGCCCCAGAACGATCCCGCAGGTGGTGTTAGCGCAGAATTAGTTGTGCCAGTGTCGGCAACCCAGCCACCGATCTTCTCCGCCGAACCCGAGCGAAAGCGCACTTTGTCGCTCTCAAACCAACCGCCCTCGTTAGCGAGCGTGGTGGACTCTCGGTTTACACCGGGTCGGAACTGGAGTTTTTGTAGAGGCATGGTTCATTTTCCCACGTATCAGGCGAAAGGTCGAGTGCCTGCTTTGTCAATGATAAGCGCCTGCCTGCGCGGAGTTCCGTCTGGTGTGTTAGTCACACTGATATGCGTCCAAGCGTCGAACTCACGAATGATCTGGTCAAAGGGTAAACCCGCAGCAATAACTGCGCGTACCACAGCATCAGGAGTCATCCCGGGGACACGGAAGTCACAAGCGGCCCCAATCCTATGCTGGCTGGAGTCACGGCTACCAACCGAATCATTGACCTGCTTAGACCGAAAGGCGCTGTTGACCATAATAGGTTTGCCATCCAGCGCTTCTTTGACCTGCTCCAAGAACTCAGCAAGTCGTTGCAGGTTGGCGGTCTCGGCTTCGTTTGGCGTGTTGTCAAACTGGCGGTGGCTTGTGGCGGTCAGTTCCGCAAGGGTGAAGTGTGGTGTCATTTCTTGCTCAGTTTCATGTCAGCCAACTTCTCGACTGTGCGTCCGCCAAAGTAGGCAAGGAAGATGATCTGCCCCCACTGGCCCAACAAGTTGACGTAGCTCTCTTGTGCGTTGTAGCCAAACGCTGACATCATTGTGAACAGGAAAAACGCTACGAAGATTGCAATCAAAGCCATTGGCCTGATGTTTTTGGACAGCCATGAGTCACTGCCCATGTCAGAGCGCCAGCGGTCTGTGATGTTTTCCTGTTCGGCTTTGTACATTTCCGTGTCGTTCGCCATCTTGGCAAGTTCGCCATCCTGCGCCATCTGTGCAAGTTCAAGTTGCGCCTTGGCCTTAGCCTGCGGGTCAGGAATAAGTTTGTCGATGAGCTTGCCACCGACTTCGAAAAGTGCTGTGAGTGGGAACATGGTTTACCTTTTAACAGTTACCGCCGCATTGCTTGAGGATGCCAAAGACAAAGTACACGATGGCCCCAATCATGACAAGAAAGACCAGCCCCAGCAAGGATAGTTCAACGATCTCATCGAGCTCTTTCTTGTGTTTTTCCGCAGCTTCTCTTTCTCTGCGTGCATCATGGGCAGACTCTACATCCATTGCCATTGCGCGGGACTTGATCTTGTTCCAGACGTCGATCTTGCCGCTCTGCATAAACAGGAGTTGTAGCTCATCTTCAAACCGTTTGGCCTGATCCAGCGCCATCTCAATCTGGATAGCAGTGCCCATAGACGACTTGGACTTCTTGGCCTGAACAACAGCTTTGGTCGCCGTGGACTTTGCATCAAAGTACTTGCCTAAAACGGGGCCAAGAGAGCTTACATCATCGACAGTCTTGCTGACTTTTTTAATCAGCGCAACTGCTGCCTGTATGCCTGCAAGGGCCGTGAGTGGATCAATCACTTTCGTTCTCCGCTACTTTCTTTGGTTCGGGCTTGCCTTTCTCACGCCACTTTAAACACCAGACCTGCAACCTGTCAGACGACCAACTCCACCTCACGCACTCAAATACAGGCGCGGGGGCTTGTGCCGTTGGGGGTGAAGGTGGCAAAGCGTCCACAATTTATTGCTTGCCTTCAGCAAAAATATTGACAAACATGATGTGGTTAGCTGGTAATACTGTGTTCATGCTCTATGACCTTTGGTACAGCAACCCACTTACCAGTATAGTTTTGAGTAAGGTAAACATACCTAACTTGCAACTCTTGCTCGCCATTTTCTTTAACCAAGATTCTAAACTCTGGTGATGAGCCGGGGTATATCACAGTGTTTGAGTGCCTTGAGCAACTGGCTGCTGTGATTCTGGCGCAGCAACAATTAGTTCTGGAATTGGGTGAACATAAGGAACAAACACAGTAATTTCGCCATACTCACCAGCTATTGCTTTTGTCCAAATCTCTTTAATATGCGGGTCTTGACATGCTGCGTTTACGCCAGTTGGATGTATCTCATTAAACTCAGCATACTTGACTTGGCACTCTATGACGGTTTGTTCCACATCGCACCACTTTAAATCCGTAACTGTTTCAATTTTAAGCATGATAACTCCTATTAAGAAATACGGACATATAGACTAGTAAAATAAGTTTTGGTTGTTATTTGACTGTCGGGGTCAAAATTCGAAGTAAAAATTGTTCCAGAACTCATTCGCCGCCATGTACCAGATAGAGATACGCCGCCGCCGTTATAAGTAGTGTTATCAGCAGATCTTGCTTGGATTGTTGAACTGTTACCGACCGAAGCTCCGGTGGTATTGGGTGTGTAGTTGTACCGCAAACTACTTCCGGCAATTGTTGAACCCATTGCTAAATTATTGTCAGCAGCCATTATCAGAATGGAGTAAGTACCAATACCATCTAAGGCCGTTGATACAGCCGTTGCCGCTGTTGATTGTGTGGTGGAATCACTAAATGTAATACCGGTTGATGTTAAGACTGCCATCTATATCTCCTTTAAGGTGTGCCGCCAGCGGTAATATCGCTGATTGCTGTAAACGCGCCTGCCGATGTCATTGACGCAATTGTGGTTGCGCCGTACTTAAACAACAACTTACCGCCCGATTCTACAATTGAAAAGTTTGTCGTAATCAGATTCACTGCGTTCGTAGCGTTTGTGGCGCTGGTAGCTGTAGTAGCCGTAGTAGCCGTAGTAGCCGTTGCTGCGTTACCGCCGATACTTAAGCCCGCCGCTGTGCCGGTGATGTTTGTACCAACCAAAGCAGTTGGCGTTCCCAGAGCCGGAGTTACCAGCGTTGGGCTTGTGGCAAACACGTTGGCCCCCGTACCCGTTTCGTCAGTGAGAGCGCCTAGCAATTGAGCAGATGTAAACGAGCCGAGAGATGTAACAGTGCCAACTGAGGTGACTGCGCCGGTTAGGTTGGGTGCGCTTATGCTGTAAAAATCAGTTCCGTCGCTAAACACCAATACCTTACTACCCGCAACTACCGCAATCCCTGTGCCTGCTGCGGTTGTGTTGCCAAGCACCGTTGAGTTAAAAATCGTCGCTGTAAAGGCGGTGGTGTTATGGATGATGTAGGTCTTCTCCTGCGGAGGAGCGTATACGGCAAAGGCGGCTACGGTTGTGGTGGTCAATGCAATAACTGCGTTTCGCGCTTGGTCAGCAGCACCGTCCAGCGCAGTGAAGGCTTGATTAGCCGAGGTAACGGACACCGACACATACCCAGCGATGGCGGATTCAATCAGCGTACCTAGATTGCTGTTGGTCGTGGTATTCCACGTACCGGCTTGTTCGCCAGCGCCAATCAGTTCAATCCGTAACGAAGGGGAGTAGGTGCTTGCCATATTAAATGCCTTTAGTCAATTTTGCCACGGTTTGCTCCAGCGCGACAACTCTCTGGGCCAACTGAATACAAGCCACCAATGCGGCGTTGCCGTAAGCTACTGACAAAGTGCCGTCTTCACCAACCAAAACAGCCTGCTCCAGCAAGGTTTGCAACGACTGCGCCGAAACACCGACCTGCGTTGCTTCAATGTCTGTCCGATCATAGACACCGTGTTTGACACCGGCAAGACGGTTTATAAAGTTTTCTGGCAGGTCGCGCCAGTTGGTCTTCAGTCGCTCATCTGAATTAGCCGTTATCGTGCCGCCGCAAGTCAAATTGGTGCCGTTGAAAGTCAGGTTGGCAGAGCCAGCCATTGTTCCGGCGTTGTTAAAAGTCACCTGTGTAGTTGTGCCGATTACTGCGGCAGCGCCGGTAGACGCGGCTGTAATCAAACCTTTGGCATTTACCGTAATGCTGGCGCTAGTGAATGAACCTACGTTTGAGTTAACGGTTGCCAGTGTACCTGTGCCTGTTACAGCGGCAGAACCATCAAATGAGCCGCTCGTATACGCCAAGTCGCCAGTAATTGCAATCGTGCGACCTGTTGCTAAAGTCGTAGCCGTACTAGCGTTTCCTGTTAAAGCGGCTGTAATAGTGCCTGCGGTAAAGTTTCCACTTGCATCACGCGCAACAATTGCGCTGGCTGTGTTTGCTGATGCCGCCGTGGTTGCGGAGTTGCTAACTTTTGACGCTGTTGAAATTGTTGCCAGCTTGGTGTCCACAATGCCAGCAGAGGCGTTAATGTCTGCATCGACAATCACTCCTGCGGCAATTGATGTTGCATTGCCAACAGAGGTCACATCGCCAGTTAAATTGGCATTTGTGGTGACGTTACCAGCGGTCAGTCCCGAAGCAGTACCTGTAATGTTTGTTCCAACGAACGCCACAGGTGTTCCCAAAGCGGTAGCATTCCCAGAGGCATCAAGATTGACTGATTTGCTGGAAGGGTAGGTAACAAATACGTCTTTTGTGCCCGCTGCAAAATTTAACGCGGAAGGTTCCGTTGCGGAACTGTTTGACAGCACCGTTGTCCGAGCCAGCAATGTGCCTGAAGCTGTGTACGTACCAATCCCGACCTCCCACTCAGATGTGGTTTGACCAGCAATGGTGTAGTAGGTGGTGTTGGCGTTACCAACTACAGCGAAAGATTGAAACCCCGGCGCTGCGCCAAGCAGAGTTACTGTTCCGGTACCCGCCGTAGTGGTTGATTCTTTTACGCGATCCGCAAGTACGAGTGCCATATATGTCCTTAATCCGTCTCAACCAATTCCCAGTTGGGTGTTTGAGAAGTATTTACCAAAATCCAGTAAACGGCGGTTGTGGTTCCAACTGCGCCCGAAGCTTGAACGCCAGACAAAGCAAGCGACCTTGCAGCAAGCCCAACCGTGCCAACGCTCCCTGCTGCTGCAACACCTGTTAACGCAATCGCGCTGGATGGAACTACTGTGCCAACCGCTCCAGAAGCCTCCACGCCAGACAAAGCAACGGTGCGAGATGTTGGTACTGTACCAACTAAACCAGACCCCGTTACACCCGACAACGCTACAGATTGGCTTGGAGTTACAGACCCTAAAACGCCTGAAGCCTCTACGCCAAATAATGGGACACCAACAAACCCTAGAACACCTGAAGCCTCTACACCTGACAACTCAAGTGATGTCTCGCCGCGAGTAACGGTGCCAACACTACCAGATGCAGCTACACCCGTAAGAGCCTCAATCGCAAGTCTTTCAACATTCCCAACCGCTCCAGAAGCAGCTACGCCCGTAAGAGCAACGGTAAGAGCCGGACTTACTGTACCAACGAACCCCGAGGCTACAGCAGTTAATACTGCGTCCGACTCGTTGTAGATCACCCCCCCAACAAGGCCGGATGCCTCTACACCTGACAGCGCAACTACTACACCACCATTCGTAACTGTGCCAACATCCCCAGACGCAGACACGCCCGTCAGGGCGGCGGCGACTACAAGTTTGTCAAGCGCAGCAAACGGAACCTCTGCAAATGCGGATATACCAAACATGGTCTACGGCTTACGCCGCCTCCGCTTAGGTTGTTGCCAAGCGAATTAACGCAGCCGCAGTTGTGTTGGAAGGCATCGTCAATGTAAACGTTCCAGCGGTAATGGTCTGTGAGCCAAATGTGTGGACACTGATAGCCTTGTTGCTCTGAGTTGAGTTGTACAACAACACAGCGTTAAACGCCGTAGCCAGTGTCACTGTAGTGTAGGTAATCGAAGCTGAAGGCGTGAAGAACGCCACACCCGCAGTTGCCGAAGCGTTGGTTGAATTTGGTGCCGTAGCGTTCGTTACCGTTACGCCGCCAGCAACATAACCTGTACCAGAAACTTCGTTAACTGCCGTATAGGCAGTTGCAGAGGCATCCATCGTTGCTGATGCCAAGTACAGTGCCGCTTTAAGCGTGTCTGTAGTGGGAGCAGTCAAGCTGGTGCGTGAGGTAAGCGATGCCGTACCAAGTTGATGCTCACCGAGCATAAGCTCTTCCATAAACGAAGTGCACATTGATTGGGTGTTTGCCATGATAATTCCTTAAAAAGATGCCACTGAGCTAGTGAGCGTTACGGTTTTCTTCAGTCGAACATGCGCGGAACGGTGTACAAGTTCTTCGTCCAACCAGTACTCAACCCACGTGGTGGTTTCGTTGTCATTATCCACGTTGCCTTCCCGCTTTTCAAGCAGGGAGTCGTCCATTTCGCCTTTGGTCGTAATTACAAGCATGTTGATCCTTATTGCGTTACGTGCGTCAAAATAACATCCACTGGCGCAGAGCGGCGAACACCTTCAAAGCTGCCAGCTAAAACCTCATGCGGAATCCATGATTCCCACAACAACAATTGACCTTCCGTGGGGACAAACTCCCACTGTCCAGCGTTGAACTCGTTGCCCCGCGCTACGGAAACAGTAGGTTTATCGAATCTGGTGCTGGGTGCCCAAAACCTAGTGCCCGGTGCATTTTTGGGCATGTCTGCGTAAAAACACCCGGAAATATTTCTGCCATAGTGGTTGTGAGTGTCTTGATGTGCGCCCGCTGTCATCTCATTGAGCCAAAAAGACACCAACTCCGCTTTGAAGTTGGCAGCATCACACCCAAGTGTGGCGCTAAATTGGAGCGCCTTGGCCTCAACCGCTTCTTGAAACGCCTTGGCCTCCGCGTCTTCGCCCAACTGATTTCTTGCTTTGTCAACAAGTTTGTACTCTACAAGAGTTGTAAAAAGCCCGTTTGAAGCTGCCACGCATTTAAAATTTTCCGCTTTTTCTGCAAACGAACGACGGATGAACGGAAGAAACTCGCTCATGTCAAATACGGCGATAGGCGTAGCAAACGGTACGAGCACGAGCATGTTGATCCTTATGCAATACGAATTAACGCAGATGAAACTGTGTTGGCTGGCATCTCAACAACAAAGGTGGTGGTCGCCACCTTGTCAGAGCCGAAGTCCAATATAGCAATCGCTTTGTTACTTTTGGTGACGTTATAGATTAACGCACCACGTGCTGTGAAATTGGCGGGGTTCCATGTAGGATCGGCAAAATCTACAAAGGCTGTGGTGCCCGAGGTCTGAACCGTAACGCCTGTCAACACATTGCCGCCTGCTGTATAGCCTGTACCAGATGTCTCACCTGTTGCCGTGTAAACGGTGGTGTCTGCGCCGAGGTCGGCTGTCGCCAAGTACAAGGCCATCTTGAGCGTGTCCGTGTCTAGGTCGTGTACACCCAGCAAAATATCCTGCTTAAAGCTTGTGGTGAGTGTCTGGTCAAACGCCATATCAGATCACCTTTTGCTTGTACTGGCCGTCCCGATACGCATCGCCGCGCTCTAGTCCATCACCAAGTCGTTTAGCCTGTGCCAGAGCTTCTGTGTACTTACCGTTGTACAGGGCAGTCATGTCGGCCTCACCCTTCATGAACGTGTTTGCCTCTACCAAAGAGCCATACAACAGGACGGGATCGTAATTGTCGCCAAGCCAAGATGTGCTGGCTGTGACAATTGACTCAGGATAGTAGAAGTAATGTAGCTCTACGTAATACGCAGCGTCAGGCGTTGGTCCGAGGATGAGTGACAGCTCAGTGGTGATCGCTGAATTCAGAATCGTTGGCCCAAACAAAGCGTAGTATTTTGGCTCGCCTGTTTCGTTTGGGGTTGGGTACGCTTGACGGATGAAGTTTACGTCTTTGTTGAGCAAGTATTCGTACGTACCAGTGTCTAGGTTTGCGTTGGTAACACCTGTCACCAAGGCCAACGAAAACACCGACAAGAAATCGTTCGGCAAGGACACGTACTTGTTGTTCGCCGTGATTAATGAGTACTGATTCTTACGCAGTGGCGGAAACTGAACGGTGTTAAAAATGCGTTCTTCGGCCTGCTCCACAAACACCGGAATGTTTGAAACAAAGTCAGTGTCGAAGTTCTGCGTGTAATCGCAGATCGCATCTGTTAACTGGGTGTAGTTCACGCCATTGGTCCCCGTGCAGTGATGCCTTTAGTGGCTGCGCCGTTGCCACGGGTCACTATGCCTGTGGTCTTAGTTGGCTTGTAATCGTTGCTGCGGTTGTTGCCCACAGACACGTTTAAATCCTTCATGTACTGCTTGTTGTCCGTCGGCGGAATAACCGCCTGTGTTGGGGCTGGTCTGGTTTTATATGATATGGCCATTTTTAACTCCTAAGTTACTGAGATTGTCACTTGACCCACCGCTGTCGTCAACACCAGATTGTTTGGCGTCATCGACTCGGTGAAAAAACTCGAACCGCCAACAGGGTTGTAGCCCCACTGGATGTCCCGGCTACCCCCGGTATTGAACCCTGCCACGTTTACACCAGCCTCGACATACGTTGAGTCCCTGCGCGGGTTGCGTACCGCTTGCGGGTCATCTACGGGATACATGCCCAACTGGAGCTGGGGCTGATCCGGGTCATAGCAGGACGGGCAGACCAGCGTGTTGTTAATCTTTGTCTTGACAACTTCTTTACGCAGATTGGTCAGCTTAAACTGAAAACCACACCTGTCGCAAATGGCAATCGAGTTCTTGCCGGAGGAAAACCGGTTGCCCATTATCGCACCTTGCCTTTGGTAAAGCCTTTTTTGGCAATGCCGTCGCCGCGCTTAGAAGAACTTGTGCGTGATGGGCCGTGCGCTCGTGCTTTTACTGCTCCGCCTTTTCTAAAGGGGGCTTCTCCGAGGTCAACACGCACGGGTCGGGATGCGGCTCCGACAAACGCACTACCCACACGGCTGGGGAGCGTTGTTAAACCTCCTTTGTCCGAAGCCATAGTGTCTTTTGCCAGTTTGCCCAGTTTTTCAAACGTGCTCAACTTTTCGTAGTCTTTCGAGCGCGGGATATTTGAGTTTTTATCCACGAGATCGTCTTTGAAATCGTAACTGTCGGTTGCAACCAAACGACCTTCCGGCGTCTTCTCGTACTTAAAACGCCCCAATGTGTTTCTTGCGGCATCACCCGGTAGGGGGCTGTAGTCTCTCTTAGGGTCCATCTGTCTTAACTTGTCCGCGCCGTAATCCTTATAGTCTACGGTTTCGTCGTAGTATCCTCTACGACCTTTGCTTTTTTCAAATTCTACAAACTTCGATTGCCGTTCCCTCGAACGCGCAATAGCGTCGCGCATCTGTTGTGTTTCTTTTTTACTAAAATTTTTTTCTGTGATGGGGTCGCGGTTACCTGCAACCGTCTCGGCAAAAGTGCGCACCTGTGCAGGCAGTATAAAACTACCCTCCGCACCGGAAAACTTACGCACTTTCTTTGACTTCATGTTCCGCTTCCAATAAACATCTGGCGCGGCACGAACCGCACAGACGCCTTCTCACGGTCTTCGTCAGAGGCCAGTTGCCAAGCCTCGTCGTACTGCTGTTTGAGCACGCCCAGACGTTCAATGCCCCCGGGCACCTTTATAGCCAAGTAATAGGCCAGCCCCGCCACCATGCAAGGCACGAACCGGAAGGGCACGTCCATGACGTTGACACCACCACCGGCATCCTGCGTACGGCGCAGACGCCAGT